ACTGTTACCAAATTAGTGATACCAAGGTCTTCAAGTCTTTCTAATAACGCTTCACCAAGAAATCCAGCGGCACCAGTAATTAAATATCGTTTATTTTTATCAAGCATACAATTAATTTCCATATACTATGTCTATCCAGTTTTCAAAAGGCCATTCTTCTTTAAACTCACCTATCTCTTCGGGTCTATCCTGATAAATTTCTTTAACTTTTTCTATATCTTCTTTTCTCATACCCTTGATATTGATTTTGTTTGGATATTGACCATCACTTACCAACTCTACCTTTTTTACACAATGTCTGTTACGAGTACCTAAAATCTTGTGTCCATCGCCCTCAGCCATTTGACCACCTTGCAGTTCCCAGTCATGAGGACTCCAATTTGGTTTTAAATATTTTAAGAAATATTCTCTATTCCAAATAGAAAACTGTCCTGTTATCCTATAAATGAACTGATTTGTTGATCTCTGATTTAACTCAATAATATCAAAATTATCAAACTCTTTATATGTACTAACATCGTTTGGTGATCTTGCATATTGAAGTGATGGTTGCAAATCTATCCTCCCAATTTTATTGTCTTTAGCACATATCTTTAGTAACTCTTTAAATAACTCTCTATCAAAAGGTCTTACAACACAAAAATCATCAATACCAAAAATGAAATTTTCATCATCAATGCTATTAAAAAACTCGATTAAATAATTAGACCAACCTTTGGCGCCACCAACTTGTTCATCAGCCATTGAGATAAACTCAAAGTTATCTGGTAATTCAAAGTCTGGTTTGCTAAAACCAAGAATCTTAACCTCAAAATCATCGCCCCAATATTTGTTAAAAAAATGAGAAAATGCTTTAATCACAAACATATGACGATCACACGTGGGAATATAAATCTTCATTCTACCAGCCAGAACCTCTTGGACCATCAAGTGCTACAAGACGTTCTTCTTGTAAAGGTTCGATTAATGAAAATGGAAACCCTGATGGATAATAAGGATTGTTTCTGCCATGATTTATCTTCCTAATAAGTGACCAAGTTGTGTACTCCAATCCAATAAAATTGGTTTCCAGACCAACATTTTTAGAGTGCCATCTTAATAAACCGTGATTTGAAATTTTGTGATCAATTTCTGGTCTTTCCCTTGGTGAAATTTCTGGTATAGACATCATATTTTTCTCATAGTCACTTCCTTCTGCTAGGTAGTCACCAATGTTGTCATACAGACCACCAATACTATCCATTCCTTCAGAACCAGAAATGATCCATGGATCATTATAACCAAAATTGAATTTATTGTGCCACCAATTAGAAACATACATTTTAGTACTGTCCAGTTTGTCAAATTCAATAAATGGTTCATAATACACTATATCAAATCTACTATTCAATACAAAGTCATAGGTTTTGCCGGTTTTTTCCTCTTGCTTCTTTTTAAGTTCCACACTTTTCTGGAATGAATACCACCTACTATACATGCTTTGCAGTTTAACTTGGATATCAGGGGTAAAACTATATTGAGTCGAACCAGTAGAAAATGGATGGTCAAATGTTATTTGGTCTTCTACTTGATAATCACAAGGTTTATACCCCTCTATTAATTCCTTTTCAGAATCTTTGCTCCAAGTGTGAAAAAATACATCAACATCGTGATCTTTCATGACGTTTTCTTTCATACTTTCCATGCCAGATTCAAATGACACTGGAACACCACTGTCATTTTGACCAGACGCCAATCCGTGTAAACACAACGCTATTTTCATACTAAAGCACCTTTCATTAATTCAATGTCTTTGACATCTTTTGGTTCTGATCTCTTCTTTTTGAGATCATGGATGACCCCAATACTAGCAAATTTTACATCATCAAAATAGAAATGGTTAAAATCATTATACAAAATATCATCCTTTCTAACAGTGTAGTTATGAATTTCTTTATTGTGTTCGTTAATTAAGTGATTTCCCTGCATAGGAACAACGTTCCCACCATAGAGGTAGTCTAAGTCCTGACCTTCCCTCATACCATACGCAGACATTACTGAACTTGCAGTGACACAAATATCATCACTATTATATTTATTTTCCTTTGTCCACTCTTTCAACCCCTTTATCAGGTGATTATATCTCTTATAATCCTGTATTACAGCACCATTTAGATAACTTAAACTATTGTTATTAAAAAAGATTCTAGATAATCGTAACGTTTCCTCATGAGTATCGTTAATGTGAACAGAGTGGTTGTCTATATTATATAAATCTCTAATCTTTTGTTTGACCTCTTGTACTGTATCTACACAATCAAATTCTGCTAAAAACGCATATGTTGGACTATTTGGTGCACTTGAATAACAAAAATGTGCTTTTAAGTTGAAACCATGAAATTCGTTAGAAAAATCCCCACCCCAATTTTCACCATCATACATTTGTCTCATTAAATTTAATGGGCCCTGACCAGTTAATATTGCACCTTTTTCATGGATAACATCACCATTTTCCATCAAAATCCTTCTCACTTCATTTATATTTTCTTTAACAGTAGCCGCAGGAAATAGAGTTACTACATACGTGTTTTCTTTCATTTTAGCATACTGTATTGCCATCGCATCACACACCCTAAAACCTAAACCTTTATCTCTGAAGAAATAAGATGTACAATCTTCTTGTCCTGCTGTGGGATCGGATGTCTCTTCATAATTTATTTGTTTATCATGAGTTAAACACGATGCTAATCTATGTGAACCATTTAGCAAATAACCATCTTTGTTCACTGGAACTGGAGCAAGTTCTGGATCATAGCCATTGTCTTTAATAGACTCGTTTATTGATCTAAATGTGTCAATATACGTTTGAAGGCTGTTTTTTTCTTGGTTATCATACTCTGTAAACCCATTCCAAACATTTATGTGGCTTGCATAAACATTTAAACCAAAATCTGTGTCATAATCATTTTCTAGATGTTCTAAAAATAAATGTTTTGCCGCAACATCAAAACGGTTAAACTTTAATAAATTTTTGGGGTCTGTATAAGTCATGCTCCTAGTGGATCCACAGCCTGTTCATGTTTTGTACTAACTATTCTTATTGGTGTTCTAGTTAAGTTTTCCCATTTATTAGCACTATCTCTTTCGTCTGCTTGATAAAAGTAAGGTTTGTGTGGAGCAACAACCATATGTCTTGTTTGTTGCCATGCACATCCTAAGTCAAATGGGGTATTACGTTTATAAACAAAATCTTTAGCAGTTTCAGAGATGACTTTTCTGTATTTATCTGTTAAATACAAAATAGCATGAGTAGCGAATATTTTACCTATTCTTGCAAATCCATTACCTATATCCATGGCTATATAATTACCATCACCATGAGATGTGCCTAGATAAACTGCATCTGTATCATCTGGAACTTCAATTATTGGGTTAAAATCTTCAGTAATCTTAGCATCGTCTTCTAAGATTAGTAAGGGTAATTCATTATTTTCATTATCAAGAATATCGATGTGAGATTGTGCACATCCCCTGTAATGATATATTGTTTTAGGAGTGTCTGATGGTGGTTCAACTATTCTTGCTGACAGTCTTTCATGGTTTTTAAGACCGATTTCATCAAACTGTTTAACCATTGATGCCGCATTATCTTTATCTTTATCTAGATTTACCCAACAGCATCTTACATCACGAATATCAATTTTCATAACAAATAACCTTTTGTCTACCTATTTTTTACCTATATGGTATTTTGGTATCAGTTCCCATTCAGACTTATCTTTATATGAAATTATTTTAATCTGTCCAACAGAGGCTACTGGCTCTGCAATTTTGTTTTTATCTACTACTTTTACTAGTTCCCACTCTTCTAACAAATTAATTATCGTATTTCTTCTCGCTGTATCATTTTCAGACATCTCACTTGGTAAACCATCCAAACCAAAAAGTTCTTTAAAATGTACAATATAATATTTACCTCTCTTGTGTAAGATGTGACATGACTGGTAGAGTTTTTTTTCTTTTCTTGAAGAAACACCGATTCTGGTTAACGTTTCTTTAACCTTTAAGAAATCTTCATCATTTTCTAGTGTCACTTCAATTAAGTCTTCTGCAGTAAGTCTTCTGTCTTCCATCCTTAAATGTCCTCATAGTATAAGTTATCTCTGTGTCTTCAACTTATGTATAATAAAAGGACATCTTAGCCACCCATGTATATATCTTCCTTAATATTATTTATATCTTCTTTACTTAATAGTGCAAGTGCTTCATATGCCTTTCTGTTTGAGTATCCGAAATAGTCTTTTACTGCTTGGAGATCAGCAGGTACAACTTTTTTCATCCACTTACAAAATCTTTTTCTTTTTCTAATTGAATATTGAAGATAATCAAAATGCATTCTTTTATCAATTCCGCCCAAAAAATTCATATTATTAGATTGAATAATCGAGTCTGGAAAATAAGACATACCCTTGTTAATAATAAAAGGTACATATTTCTTCAACACGTACTCATAATCATTATCTAACTTGTCCATGGGAACTTTAGTATAGTTTATTGCATTAAGATAATCACTTAACTTCATCTGTTTCTACTATTGCTAAAATTGACCCCTCATGGACAATAATAGTATTATTGTCAGCACAGGCCATGGCTCGTCTATCCCACAACACAGTATCTCCCACCTTAATATCGTTCTTAAGATCTCCACCAATGGCAGCAACTATTACTACAACAGGTTTAGACTTATCATCTGCTGCCTTTCCAGAAACAACAATACCTGCATCTGTAACTTTTTCTTTTACTTCTTCGTGGATAATTGCTAATCTTTCACCCAATGGTCTAATAAATTTATTCATTTAAAAGTTGACTCCATCATTAATTCTACTAAACAAGCGGTCATATTAATTTCTTGATCTGCTACAAATGCGGATTTATATTGATATTCTGCAATTATCAAAATAGAAGCAGGGATACTTTGCGGCTCAAGATGCTCCGAAAGACTTTCATATATTTTCCTAAAAATTTGCACTTGGTCATTATCTAAGTTATCTACTACCCAACTCCTAACTGATTGAAAATTTTTGGTACTCATTGCAGCCATTAAATCTTTGATCTTTACATTTTCTATATCTGCAAGTATACCTACATCAATGGTGCCAGCAACAGAATATCTTTGCAGTTCGTTTATGACTCTTCTGAAGTCTGGTGTATATCTAACAATTAATCTTGCCACAACATCTTGGTCGAATGAAATCTTTTCTTTTTCCAATATTGAACCAACCCGCTCCATAAATTGAACACACATTGATGCTGTGTCTTTTTTACTAAATTGAAAATGAATACATGTGCATCGTGAGTGGATTGGTTCAATAATTCTATTCTTAAAGTTACAAGTCAAGATAAATCTACAATTGCTTGCAAACTCCTCGATAAAACCGCGAAGCGCCGGCTGCATGCTCTGTGCGTTTGCATAATCAAATTCGTCCAAGATCACGACTTTCTTGGAACCTGTCAATGACACAGTGCTAGCAAAACTACGAATCCTTGTTCTCAGAGTGTCGATATTTCCGTCTTCAGAACAGTTAATCATCATCCAGTCTGTTTCAAGTTCGTTGCAAAGGGCCTTTGCGATTGTAGTTTTACCACAGCCGGCACTCCCCGATAAGAGGAGGTTTTGAGACTCGCCCGATTCAACCATATCTTTAAAAGTCTTCTTTAACCGTTTAGGAAGAATACATTCATCAATGGTTGCAGGTCGATATTTTTCAACCCATAAATATTGTTTATTTTCAATCAATGTAGTTGTCGTCAATGTAGGTGTCATTCTAATCCAGAACCAATAATTTTATCAATTATATTTTCATATAGTATTGTAATTCCAAGAGAGCAGGAAAGATAAAACTCTGCACATGCACCTTGGCTCATCTGCCATCCTTCTAACATATAGATCGCATCACAACTATCACAAATCGCATCCAAATCACGCTTCATAATTTTTCTATTTACTTCACGATGTAATTTATCGCGGTCTGGGTCAAATTCTTCAGGTGTGCAGTCCAACTCTTGGGTTTCTCTTGAATTAGTATCCAATGTTGCGGGGTTAATAACATCCCATCCCATTTTAACTAACATGTCTTCTGCTCTGTTAAATGCTTCATAATTCCAGTTGGGTTTGCCCCTCATTGGGCCAGCGACATAAATTGTTTTTTTTGTTTTATCCACCATTGTATGTTGAATCCGGCTCCATAGCAACCCAATAACTTAAATCAATTGCTTTATTATTAAATTTTGCTACACTATTTTCACAAATCTTTACGTTATAATCACCCGATAGCATCTTCATATTTTCAACTTTGAAATAAAAGTTAAAATCTGCATCATTTTCATTGTCACCAACCTCAAAGGTGTAACTGTTTGAAGAAGGGTCTTTCCTATCATAAACAGTTAGATTAATTTTATCCCCATTAGAAGAAATCTTTAAATCGGGTAGTTGAAGAACTCCTGCTGCCCGTTGAATTTCTTTAAAATCTTCTTCCTTGATTTCGCAGTTGACAACCGATGCTGGCATTTTTAATTCTTTATTAATTGTGGTTAGTAGTTTTGGTTCAGAATAGTAGTATACTACCGTTGCCCCATTTTCACCTTCAATAACCATATGTTTTTCATGGAACTCAAACTTTGGTGAATCAAATAAGGATATTGTACCCAATAATTTATTGAGATCCCAAATACCAAATCCCATTTCAAATGTCTCTTCTATTGTTGCTTGTGCCAAAACATTCTTATAGTTTGATATTGTTTTAATAGTGTTTCCAGGCTTAACCAAGATGTTTGAGTTTATTGAGGCAAAATTCTTCAATAACTCTATGGTTTGTTTTGATATCTCTACTTTTGTTGCAGTGGTCATTAGTTACTCCATGTATGTTTACAATTTATTATATCATAAAGGCTAAACATAGTCAATTATGAAATTTTTCATAGTTTTCAAAATACTCAATATCATCTGAATATTCTTTGGTAAATTGCTTGGTATTGTGTCTACTTCTTCTTCTGTTCATTTTTCTAGCACCTTTTTTACCACTAACAATTTCACCAATATCTTCAGCATTGTTTGTCTGCTTCTTCTTCTTCTTCTTCTTGTCTTTTTTCTTGGACATTTTTCTACTATTTAATTAATTCACCTAATCTATTTGAAATAAGATATTCCATGGGGTTTGGTGTATTCATATGAAAATGGCTAAGAGATTTATCATACTCTTTAATAATCAATTTCTTTTTATCTTTTGGAATACACTCTAAATCAATCAAACTCTTATTTCTAAGCCAGTTTCTCCTAAATTTAGAATCTTCGTTTGTTATTTTTCTGGTCTTAACCTCTTCAATAATAGTATTAAATCTTTTAGGAGACATGATTGTTTGTTTTTTGTTTTCATCAACCAAAACATCATCATCAGATAAAATATTTGGGATTCCATCAGAAGAATCACCTCTAATAATATGATCTACCAAAAATTCTGCAGGGTTTTCACATATTACAAAATCTTTAACATTAGGACTATACTGATAAACACCTTCTATCCTTTGTAATTGTTGAAAATCCTTATCTGATGACACTATTAATGTTTTATCTTGTCTTGGTCCCACACCTCTATTATGGTACTCTTCAATCAAAACCGAAATGATATCATCTGCTTCAACAGTTTCAACATGCATTGTTATGACCTTAAAGTTATCTCTAATTTCCTCTCTAACAGTCTTAAAAAAGTCATAAATTTTATGCCAGTTTACACTATCAATGCTTTGTTTTTTCTTTCTATTGGCCTTATAATGTGGAAATTGTTTTGTTCTCCAATAGTTTCCAGAGTCATAACACAACACAATTTTGCCATAATCAGCCTTAAATCTGTTATTGTAATATAAAAACCCTTTTAAAACCGCATGTCGAATGTCATCAATAGTAACAGAGTTGCTGTCAAATCCCTTACCCTTAATTCCAAATAGGTTTGAAATCATTATTTGGTTTGTGTCTAAAAGAATCATGTTTAAAATACTTTCAATATAATACAGTTTTTGTTAAGTCTTGGTCTAATTGATTTCTCTACAGTCTTTACATCTTTTACATGTTCTAGTGCGTATTTTTTTATTGATTTTTGTACCATAAAGACACTATGTTTTGGATTCCTAAGTTTTTTAATAAGGGATTTACCTTTATCATAACCAGTTATAGATGCACCTTTAACAGATAAGCCCTGCGTACTACTTGCAACATATAAACAAATCAACCTACTAACTGTATTATAAACATACAACGTACTTGCACCAATTATTTCTTTGGGGTCTATTGAAGTTAAATTAAAGTCATCAAACTTCTCTAAGTAAGGAAGTTTTTTAACTATCATTGCAGGTGTTGTTGACTTCTTTTTCTTTCTTTTACCCGCTTTTGTAAGAATTCTTCTATTAGAATACTTTTTAGCAACCTCAACAATTTCAGTAATAAATTCAATTAGTCTTGTGTGGTATCGTCTTTTTAAAAAATCATATGCCTCAACTAATTGCTCACATTCACCCTCAAGGGCTTCTTTAAGTTCATTCAATGTTGGATTAACGTTATTCATGATCTCTACAGCAAACTCTGGTCTAATGTTTTGAGATTTAAACCACTGTTCCGAATTGAACCAGTCTTTCTTTTTAATCTTTGGAAATTCAACCAATTTGTCAATTTCACTATTAATTTTATGCATATATTCACTTAGTTGATAGTCAAACTTTTCTTTGGGGTCTATTTTTGGTTTGTTTTTCAGATTTTTTGCTGATTCTATTGACCGTTCTCTGGTAGCAAGTGTATCTCTTTTTATTTGCTTAAGACCTTTATCTATTCTGTCTTTTAAAACACCGACTGGACAACCTATTTCAACTGTTCTGCATGCGGCCCCAACCTCTTCATAGTCATATTTTTTACCGTTTTGGTAGTCTTTTACTGCTTTTGCACCAAGAGTTTCTTTAATATAATCCAATGTCCACCTTTTTAGTTGTTTTCTAGTAGAGTTACATCTATACCTATACATATAACTCACTGCTCTAAAAGGTGCATCGTCTGCAGGTGTGTTTGTGTCCCACATTTTTTCACTCATAGTATATTATATCACGCAGGCTTTTTAAAAACAAGTATTGGCTCATATTTTAAATATTTACCGTTTACTTTACAATAATTCTTGCACATTGGTACACCATTTTCGTCCAAACGATTTTGTCCAGGCATTAATTCCATTGCCATTTTGAGTGTGTATTGATATTCCATACCAAGCGACTCTAAGATATCTCTTGAATCTTGCTCTAGAGGAAGAAATTGTTTTTTAATTAGTAAATCTGCAACATTCCACAATAAATACCTGTCCGGTTTTAAATATTCAACGCAGGTTTCTAATGTTGGTGCTAAGAATCCGTGTCGCCACGCGTCGTAGGAGTGTCCGAATTTTTTGTACGACTGAGAGGGGTCTTCGCTATATGCCTCTCTGTTGAAATAAGGTGGTGAAGTAAAGATGAGGTCGATTTTCCCTTTGTATTCCTTTTTAAAGTCTGGATTGAGGTGGATTTCTTCTGCACACTCCTTAAAAATTCTGTAAGTGTTTGTTTCGGAAAAGACCGGATTTCCCCTATAAGTTCTGGTATTATAAAAATCAGCCAAATGCCCATATTGACCACCTGACACACCACCATGAAAATTATCAGGGTTAGGGTCAGTCCCAACATAATGAATGCTACGATCATCCCTAACAGCCATAGCACCAAGTATGCGACCACCCCAGCCAGCAGACGGATCATAAATATTAATAACGTCTTGATCTCGTATGTCCTCAGTAAATCTCTCATATAAGTATTTAGCAGTCATCGATGGGTAATTAACCGCAACTTGAATATAACCAATTCTAAAAGAAGCGAAACCACGCGGAAAAATCTTTTTGTCCTTTTTATAAACACGAATATTGTACACCATATTATCAGGCATTTTATCAATGTCAAATGTTGAATGATTGCGATAAACTAGCCAGTCTTTTTCTTTATATTCTTTAACCTGCTCTCTAGTAAGATGAAGAATATCGGATTGTTGCAGTTGATAATAGCCACTGTTTACACCTTCTCGAATTTTTGTCTGCTCAAGAATGAAATCATAGCCTTTGAAAATTTCTGGGCTGTTATGAAATGCATCCATCCATTCTTCACCATTACTAACACTAACAACTGAATACTTATCGTCGTTGCAAAGTGCAGATTTTGCATGCTCATATAGAGAATCTCTTCTAAAATGACGCATCGATGCTTTTACCATTCTTTCTAAAAATTTGTCTTGTGCAAACAAATCATAGATTGAATGACCATCATCTTTTTCGGTATAATTGATGCGAGTCATCATCATATTACTGAACCACTGATCTGCCTCCCCACCAATTCTAGATTTATTGATAATTACGTCATCTTCAATATCAGATAACTCATCTGTATGAGTAAATTCATGAACAGGAAACTCAGCCATTTTATTAAACTGTTTTACAATGTCTTCTTCACATTTACCAATTCTAGGCGGACAACCATATACATCCCAAGAATCTCTAACAGTCCTTCTCATTTTAATAACCCATTCTCTAAATTCATCGGGAGTCATTTCAACAAGTTCTTGATAATAACAATTCATGTGTGAATTAATTACATAGTTATTTCGTTCATAAAATGTTTTATTCTTTTTATCTTTTGCTGTTAACGACATTATATAATTCCTTACTCATTCATTAGGTTTATGCATGTTAAAGGTAATCTCACTAAAGTTACCCTTCTTTATGAAATGCAAATTGTTTTGAAATTTGTCTATCAACTGATCAGCCTTATGAGTGATAACAAATACATTTGCTTTATTACCCAAACTATTCAGTATTTTTATAAATTCTTCTGTTCCCACTGTGTCTAAACTAGAATCAAACACCTCATCTAACAATAGTAGATTGCAGTTAACACTATTTTTTAGTCTTGCTATTTCTCTCCAAGCAAGTAGAAGAGATAAATCAATCCTTAGTCTTTCACCTTCGCTAAAGTTAAAATACGTAAAGTCATCTCTGTATCTACTTTTAATTGTTTCATCAAAGCCCTCATCCAAGGTAAACTGACAAAAGAAATCCATGGAAACCAAATAATGATTAATCAACTTGTTCATAATTGGTAAATAATAACCAATAATCTTAGACTTAATACCAGTGTCTTTTAAAAGAGAACTAATAACTCCAAGATCGGTTCTCTCTTCTACTAGTGTTTGTCTTTGTTTATCAAAACCTGTGTGTTCTTCATCTAAATTTTTAAGAGTTTCTTTTTCTTTGTTTAAGTCCTCTTTGTCTTTGTTTATTTCAACAACATCATTGTTTATTTTAGAAGAATACTTATTGCATGCAGATACTACACTATTGGAATCTGATATCTTCTTTTCCACTTTCTTGATTTTTTCTAATGTATTGTTTATGTCAAAAAGAAGTTTACTGGTATCTGATATAGCATCGTTTATTTTATCCACTGCACTTTTTAGTTCAGTAATCTTGTCTTTTTTCACCCCAACTTTTTCTTGTTTGAAAGAGTCTGTTATATCTTGATCACAAGTGGGGCAGGTACTATTGTTTTCATAAAAATCTATCTCTCTTTCCACCTTCTTCATATTGGACATCATCTTTTTCTCTAAAGATTCTGCTCTTAAAAGTTTCTCAGAAACCGCATTTTCTTCTTTTACTGATTCAAACAAATCTTCAAGTTCTTCTTGATAACCACCTATTTCTTTTGTTAGTTCTTCAATCTGCTTATTAGTTCTGTCTAACTCTTCTTCATAATTTTTTATGGATTCTTTAGATTTTTTCTCCATCTTCTCTATTAACCTAGTATGACCATCTATCTTTGACTGCACCAAGTCTATATTGTTAATAATTGTTTGAAGGCTGCTTTTATTTTCTGATACTTTAGACTTTAAAAATGTATTCATAATAGAAAAAACATTAATATCTAAAAGGTCTTCCACAATCTTTCGTCTATCCTTTGCTGACAACTTCATAAAGGGTATATAATTAGATGACCCTAAAATAACAACTTGACAGAATGCCTTGTAAGACATTTTTAAGATTTGTTCTTCTAGAATTTTTTGATAGTCTAAAACATTAGCATCTTGTGGAATTAATCTATTATCTTTATATATCTCAAATATTTTGGGTTTTAGACCTCTAATAACTTTGTAGTCATGGTTATTGGTTGAAAATTCTACTTCTACAACACAATCCTTTTCATTAATAGTATTAACAATATTAGAAATCTTACGTCTACCGCTTAGAGATATGCCTCTGAAAGAATTACCAAATAGTGAAAAAGTCAATGCATCTAATATGGTAGATTTACCAGCCCCATTATCACCAGATATTAAGGTGGTATTATACTTGTCTAAATATACCTCTATTGGGACATTTCCAGTAGAAAGGAAATTTTTCCACGACAATTTTTTAAATATTAGCATTTATATAACTTGTCAACTTCACACTGTTAACGACCCCATATACAATTCTTTAATCATATCCTTAATCTTGTTTTTATTTTTAACATCTTTTAATCCATCAACTTCTTCATATATCAGTTCTAACGTAGATTTGGTTATGTCCGCCTTCTGCCCTTCCAAATTTTCATCAAGGGTGTTGTCAATGTCTTCTATTACACTAAGATCGTAAACACCACTATTGTATAAAGAATCAATAACTCTGTCAAGAACGTAAGGTTTTTCTTTATTAATAACATAGATTTTCACATATGCATTTTTATATTTAGGATGCTGTTTCGAAATGAAATCGTCATAATCATGCTTAGAGTCATCATAAGACAAGTTATGAAAAAGTTTTTTAGTGTTTGAAATAAATTCTAGTTCTCTTGTTTCTGTGTCTAAAATCCAAAATCCCTTTGGTTCATTAACATCAGAAAAAGTTATCTGATAAGGTGCGCCCAAATAGATGATGTTATCTCTTTCTTGCTTACAGTGAAAATGACCACTAAGAACTTGTTCAAATCTCTTAAATATTTTTGGATTCATGCCACCATCATATTTAATCCCTCTCAACACCTCATACCCATCCAATTCAAGATGACCTATCAACCATTGTGCAGTGGTAGAGTTGATAAAATCGATACTACTATCATGGTTCTCTTTATTTACCCATGGAAGGAGTGCAATATCAAAACCATCAAAATTTACAGTCGTTGGGTTTTCATATAGTTTAAAGTTTTCATACTTATCTAAAAACAACTCCTTAATAGAGTTTAGATCATTAGTATTTTTATAATAGGTGTCATGGTTTCCAAGAATGCAGTGCACATTAATGTTCATCTTTTTCATTGGATCCATAAACTTTTCTCTCACCTTAGACAACGTATTAAAGTTTATAAACTTTCTTCTATCTAACAAATCTCCTGCATGAATAACTGTTGTTATATCATACTTTTTTAAAGTGGGGAAAAATACTTCCTCAAAAAAAGACGTGAAATTATCTAAAAACAACTGTGAATCGTTACGAGCGCCGAAATGAGTGTCAGCGATTAAAGCAATTTTCATATTATCAAACTAACCCATCCAGTGTGCCACCACTACTATTTTTTTTATTGGTTTTCTTTTTAGTGACCTTCTTAGTGACCTTCTTTTTTGCAGTTTTTTTCTTTTTAGTGGTAGTTTTTTTCTTTTTTTGAGAAAACTTCTCTATATCATTATCAGATAACCTAAATGATGAACCAAGACTCAATTTTTCATGTGGATCTCTGTCATCCCATCTAGGAAAATTTTTAAATTCATTAGACTGCTCAACCATTTTATATTTAATGTACATTTGTTTTTTTTCTTTTTGAATTCTTCTTAAAAACGCATAGTACATCATCTGAGTAAAATATGCAAAAGGATTTTTGCCTTCTTTTTTAAAGTTGTGAGCATATAGCACACAATTTTCTATGGCATCACCAACCATTTCTTCTCTAAAATCGTAATTAATAAAACATGCTCTTCTAGATAGCCCTTCAGCCATTTTTAAAAAGCATCCACCAATGTAATCAGTTACTGGTGGTCTTGGCTCACCACATTCTTCTGCCTCTATTACACCGTCTTTCCACACACACAAGGCCTCCCAAAACTCTAAGTTATCAACATAATGTGCAGGGTCCTTTTTGTACTTCTTTTTTGTGGTTTTCTTCTTTTTTTTCTTTTTTGGTTCGCTCATAGCACTTTGTTCTCCTTTCGTACCATTTATTATACCATAATGGTATTTTTCTTGTCAAGTACTTGACAGGAAAAAAGAACGCTAGATAAATACTAGTGCCTGTTTTGCAAAATTAAAGATTGTCAAAGTAATCATCTAAATATGGTGACCAATCATCCATGTCATTACCATAGTTTTTTCTACTTTTGTCTATGTCATCATCAGACCATTCTTCTTCAGAATAAGACATCATATTACCACTTATAATTTCATTAATAATATGGTTAATATCAGTATTAATATGGTTTATTATGTTGGTAAAATCGTTACCTTCTTCATCATCATCGTTGTTACCATATGACATATATGTCCTATTACCAGTGTCTTCACACTCTTTTTGCGTATTGTATGCATCTTTGATGAATTCATCTGGGTCAGATATGGTTAAAATTAAATTTCTAGGTATACCAACTACGTTATTCTGACAGAATTCCATCCAGTTGTTTAGTACTAAAAATTCTTTTTTAATTAAATATAGAGGATTAACAGATTCGGTACTAATAATACCATTAATAGACATTGGTCTTTCTAAAAATAATTTGGTTGTGTTTGATCCAGATACCTTTGCTATCAGTCTTTCTCCGTTAACCAATCGGATAACCCTGTATCCATCATCTTTTTTTGTCTTGTGGCTTTTATTAGTCATTAACTAGATCCTCCAACAATTATACCATATTTATAAACGCCGTTTTATAAGAAAAATTTTCTGATTCATATATCTTTAGACGTTCTTTATAGTGTCTGTAGGTATGGTTTTTATATTTTTTCCAACAGATGTCGTCTGAGATGTCGTACAAACGTGCTTTTTCTTTATGTTTGGACTTCCGAAGTTGCCTACCGATTGATTGTAATACACGGATTCTTGACTTAGAAGGGGAAGCAAAGACAATGTTGTGCAGTTTCCTGATAGAGATGCCTGTTGAAAAAGTTCCATACGATGCGACGATGATTGCATTGTTTTTGTTCTCCATTGCTTTTCGTATCTTTTCTCGTAATTCGGTTTCTGTTCCGCCATAGATAAAAAATACGTCTTTTTCGGGACAATTTTCTTTTATTTGTTCATATAGTGGTCTACCATGCTTTGCTACATACTGAAACAACACAAGAGTGTTACCCTTTAGGGATTTAGACAACTTAGTTATAAAATTATTTCTTGCATCACACTCCATAATAGCACTTATTTCTTCTTGGTATGTTACTCGTTTATATTTCTGTCTAAAATCGTGTGAATGTTTTAACAAAATACACTCAATCTCAAAATCAGATAGTATTTCTTTTTTTATAAGATCACTTGTTGATGCAACTTTATAAACCAAACCAAATAAGCCTTCAATAATTAACTTATGACATTGTGTACCGTCAAGGGTGCCTGTTGTACCAACTCGATATTTACAATTACCAAGTTTAGTCATAATAGATGTAAGAGACTTTGCTTTAAACAGATGACACTCATCACCAAATACAACACCAAAATTATCAAAATATTTTTTCTCCATTTTATGGATAGACTGCCATGTAGATATTACTACCCGTTTATTAGGGTCTATTTTGTCTTTACCGGCTGTAACTGTATGACACTCTTTTGAAACATCCCAATCTTCGTCACCACTTGAATAATCTCCAAAATCGCTATGCATTTGCGATACCAAGGAAGTGGTGGGGACGATAATAAGAAGTTTTTTAGAGGGGTCAAGGGTATCACTGTAGTATCTTAGAAGTGCGTATATCATTAAAGACTTCCCCGACCCTGTTGGAGACAACAAAAGACATCTATCATTGTTTATTACATGAGAAACAGCATCAATTTGATGATTCATCGCAAGAATCCTGCCCCCATTTATCTGAGGTTTAAGATAGTTATTAATATAATTTTTAACTAAGTCATAACTTATTGCTCTATGTGGTTTGGGGCAGTACCCATCTATTTCGTATCCACGATCACTACAGAATCTGTAAAGATAGTCATATAACCCAACATATAATTCCTGTGTATGGATATTAAACAATTTGATCTTACCATCCCACCGTCTACTTTTGTATGAGGGCATATATTTAGCGCCAGGAACCGTAAAAGTAAAAAACTGTGATAACTCTTTAATTATACCTCTATCATCACACTCAACCTTAAGGTTTACACTATCTTTTTCGTGTACCTTTATCATTATTAAAAACCACCTGAGGTAAATTTTCTCCATTCAATGGCATTTCTAATCTTCCAGTGTCTTGTGTTAAGTTCTTTTAGTATTTCTTCAAGAAATTCTAATTTTACTTCATGATATGCAACTCTATCTCTAACCAGTGACAACTCTTTGTCAGAATCAAGATAAATGTTCATGTCTTTTTTAAGAACATTCAGTTGAAACGGCTCCCACCCATGCTCATCCAATGTTTCCTTGTCCATTTTACCAGTATAATATTCCCATTTTAGACGATATAGAATATTTTTCTCTGATATCAGTTTCCTTAATATTAGTTTTTCATCTTGTAACAGGTTTAAATACTTGTTATGAAGTTGAGGTAGTTTCATTGATTCGACATCTAGTTCCGTACCATCAATATCAGCATCTTCTTTAGACATTTTTTTGATTTTGTCAAAATCCATACACATTCTCCATGATAAACTTCTTAATGTTTATTATACCACAATGGCTTCGTCAAATCAACTTTTTTATAGTTTTACAACCGAATAGGAATCAAATGCAAATGTAACATCAACATTTAAAGCCTCTAAATCTGTTACTGCACTGTCAAACTCCACTGCACCTAAAGAAGAAGGCCAACAATCTTTAAAAGTTATTTCCACATTTGGATTCATACCGTTTGTTAATATAACAAGTCTTGCATCTGATTTATGATCGGATTCTGGAACTATAACCTCTCTAAAATCTTCAAAAGCCGATATGTCCCTCATCCAATCATGAATCGCTCTCCAGTTTTCCATATCTTCATCAAGTAAAAACCTAATGGTTAAATCACCATATGTTGGTTTGCTAACTATTTCTTTAATGTCTGCAAACATGTTTGGTCGTTCTATTGGTGATAAATCTATGCTAGGTAAATTTACTGCTTGACAAAAATATGTAACAGCAGGAACTCTACCAAGATAAAATCTAAAACATGTTGGATGAAGATAACTAGTGTTGCTAGGTTGTCTTACATTTATGTCTGAAGATGTTGGTGGAACGCCTGGAAGATCAGAACCTGTAATGCCAGCGGTTATCGCCATATTACTTTAGACCTAAAAACCCTTCTGCACTGGTGCCAGTTGCTCTAACTCTGGAAATTCCAATCGGGTAAACTACACCTGCTGTAAGGTTTATTTTGCAGTTTGTCCCACCGTTACCATTGTGCATGGGGTCAATGTAGGCGGTGCCACCAGTATTAACTATAAAACCTTTATACCCATATTCACCAGTGCTGTCGTGCGGGGTTATTGTTTCTACTCTACTATACATGTCATATGCCATTTGTTTTATAAACTCCTATCTGATGTTAATTAAAAACTTCTACTCAGTATTTATACAAAAAAGGGGTGTTCCCGAAAGAACACCCCAATTTTGAATTTAATAACTATTAACCAGAATTAAGCGGTTAGACCACCGTGTAGTGAGTCAACACGGAAAATTCTGTAGTATTGATTTCTACGGTTCGCGGTACTGTCTGATGGATCAGAGTAACTAGCACCAACGAATGGGTTGTTTACCAATCCATATCGAGTCTTGAAACCAATCTTAGGTTGGAAACTGTTCTCACCAACTGCACGTACCATTTGTAGTGGAACGTATGGGCAGTAGAATAGACCAGCATCGTAAGCACCTGAACCACGATAACCAACAACAACATAGTTAATTGAAGCATATGGGTCAACATAGACCTTAATGCGACCACCACCGATAGTACCTGCAAGGGTATTACCAGCATCATCAACATTTAGGTTTCCAGCATCACCACCAGATAGTTGCAGGAATCCACCCATTGCGAGAGCGGAAGCAACATCTGAGGAACATAGAACTATGTTACCTTTACCACGACGTGTATCTTTAGCAATTTGGTTTGCTTCACGTTCGATTTGGAACAATAGACCACGGAAGCGTTCTGCACTCCATCGACCATCTGAGTCCAATTGTACATCGTAAATACCACCGATACTAGTCGCAGCCGTAGCACCGAAGTTTGCAGCACTAGCACCCAGAGCATCTGAGTCACTAGCACCACAGAAGGTTAGGTCGCTATTTTGTGCACCAAGTTTAGCACCAACGTAAATCGTTCGGATAACCTCACGATTGATTTCAGAAAGAACCTGAGTACTAAGAATATTAGCAAGTTCAGTTTCTGCATCAAGACCGTGAACTGCTTTCAAATCTTGAGCGAGTTCAGTAGTGTATTCTGCTTTCAAAGCACGTGATTTTGCTGTAACTGATGTACGAGCAATTTCGAATGCCATTTGATTGAACGCAGTTTCACCTTCAACTGCAGTCGTGCTCATACCACCACCGGGCTCAGCAGCATTTGTTGCACCAAGTCCCTGAGTTGTACCTGCACCCAATGGGTCAGTACCATCAGCACCATAAGCGGCTGTTGCACCACTAAAGTCAGTGTCAATATTGATTGGCCATGCTTCTGTACCACCTTGACTTGTATATTTTGCTTTTAGTGCAAAAATAAGTCCAGTAGGTCCAGTCATTGGTTGAACACCACATATGTCGTATGCCATCAAGTTAGGCATCGCACGACGTACTAGTGAAATTAATACGGGATCCCAAGTTGCAACACCACCAGTTGTAGGTGCGGCTGCGATTTTATTAGCAGGTTGCTCATAAAGCACATCTGCTGCCATTGCTTGCTCTTGATTTTCGAGCAAGATTGCTGTTACGTTTCTCCGATAGTGATCTCTAATTGGTTCACAATCAACGTGATCCAAAATTGGTGACCATTTTTCCTTTAACTGCTCAGCAATAGCAGTGGGATCGGGTGCGAATTCATTGATAAGCATATTTGATTCTCCTCTAAGTTACTTATCTTTTATTTATAAAAGAATTATTATTTAAAAAACATATCATAATCAATAGTTGTTGTGTTTACTCTCTCTGTCCATGTATGCAGAGTATCTTTTTATTTCCTGTGACAAAAACTTAGCATCTCCTGATGTATCTTCAAGCATAGTATCTTCTTCTCCAAACTCGTTAAGAAGACTACTTGCTCTTGAAACTTGTGGTTTAGCACCAAAATAAGATTCTTTTAAAACATTCAATTTATTTCTAAATTGGTTAGTAGTTCTATATTCAATACCTTCTGCTAATTTTGCTAGTTTTTCTCTCTGTGTATGAACAAGACTGTTAGAAACTTCATTGAACACCTCTGAACAGTCAGCATTACTTAAAGATCTATTAAGTGCAACATTCTTTTGAATTTCTTCATTAACTTTACTTTCAAGTTCACCAATTTTATCCTCTAGGTCTGTTACTACATCATATTTTTCGTCGGGCATGTCAATATAGTGTGCTTCAAATAGGTTCTTAAGCCCCATCATGAAACTTTCAGCGATATCAGATTTAATACCACGATCTAGAGCAACTTGATTTTCACTAACCCATTCTTCTACAACATAGGAAAGATAGTCATCAAGAGATTCGGTTAGTTCAGACTTGTTTGCTTCTATGGCCTCTGCAAGTTTATTGGATGCTTGAAATTCTAGAGCAACAGCAATATCTTTAACCCTTGCTTTTACAGCAGTTTCGAAAATTGTTCTTGCTTTTTCTTTAAAACTATTAGAAAGTTGCTCACCCCTGAACAAAGCATTCATATCATCTAACTCACCACCGATACTATTGATTGCTTCCTCAACATCGAGTTCAAAATTTTCTTTCTTAGTTTTATTAGTTTTAATCTTTTCTGTATCATCAACATCTTGATCATCGGCATCAGATGGTTTAGTAACATTTTTCTTAGTTTTCTTGGTAGGGTCCTTAACCTTTTTAAGATCAGGAGTGGGTACTGTTTCACCACCAGAATCTTTTTCTGCATCATAAATAACTTCATGCTTTTCAAAGAGTTCTTTGGCAAGCGTAACAGGGTCTGTTTGACTATTAGTGGACATTAGTAATCTCTCCTTAAATCCTTCTTACAGGCTTATGTTCATATACATTTATATATATAAAGACTCATATTTTTGATAAAAAATCAACAAACGCAAATAAAACTTTATTTTCTCTATCTTCTTTATTGGGGGCATTCTCAATCAAATTTTTATAGCATTCAATAGTTCTGGATTTTAGAATACCATTATCCCAAATCCATTCCTTACCTTCCATAATACCATTAACAAACGCATCGGGTGCAGATGGGTCTGATACAATATCTACCGCAGACAGTATAAAGTCATCTTGAACTTCATTAATACCGTCTTTTTCTTTTAAAGAACCCATACCACGTGAAGATACACCAATACAAACTCCTTCATCGATAAGATTTTTTACAATGTTACCCATTGGAGTTTTTGTCATGACTTTTGCACGACCATAGATATCATTACCATCTTCCCAAAGATCTTGGATAACATGTGATACCTTATCAAGGTTTACAGTTGGTCCTTCAGGGTGACCTAACTCACCAAGGGCACGTCTTTTGTCAACGTACTCTTTCTTATACCTTCTTACTTCATTCACCAAAGTCTTCTTGGGATAACTTCGACCATTTTTATTTTTCTTTTCAGATTGCATAAAAATGCCCTCAATAAAATAATTGGAGTTTCCTTCTCCATTATCCTCTTTAAGAAGTTTGATATTATCAAGGTTGGTTTCTGTAATTAATAACATTATGTGTTATCGCTTGATGTGTTATCGCCTGGCGGCTGTGGTGGGAATGTATCTCCACCATACCATTGAAGTAACCACAATAAATCATCGATGTCCCATACACCACCACCAGGCTGAGGCATGCCCCATGACGCCATCACGAATTCCAATAGTAACTCCCAGTTAATATCCCCATTTGCATTCGTAAATTGATCTTGAATTTTGGTCCACCATGCGTCAGGGTCATCAGTTTGAACACCTCCGATACCAGACACACCCAATTTAGGCTTTCGTGCAGCACCTACACCTGCACCTGATGGAGAAAATGGACTTTGTTCACAAAGACAATTACCTAACCTTCTTTTAAAACTTTCATTTTGCGGCCAGTTGTCTAATAGGTCTAATAAATCTTGCATAGCGTTGGGGTTATTGTC